AAAGCGATCGTCCCCGACGGCCGCTTCGGCGAAAAAGTGTACGACCAGATCCGCGTCATCGAGCCAGGCCGCTACGAGATCTACCGCCAACTGGAGAGCCGCAAGGACATGTACGGCCAAATGCCGTACCCCAACTCGTTTGACGTAACAGGCCCTACGGGCGGCAACTACGAGCTAGTTGAAACTGGCGCTTACAGTTTGGGCGAAATCCCCCTCGTAACCCTTTACTCGAACAAGACCGACACGCTGGTCAGCAAACCCCCACTACTGGACATCGCCTACCTAAACCTGGCCCATTTCCAACGCCAAGCCGACCTGATCCACAGCCTGCATGTCGCCAGCCAACCCATGCTTGTCCTCGAAGGCTGGGACGACCAGACCAAGGACCTTGCCATTAGCGTTAATTATGCGTTGGCGATGCAGCCCGGTAACAAGGCTTATTACGTGGAGCCTGCGTCTAGCGCTTTCGAGGCCCAGTCAAACGAAATAAAAGAACTGCAGATGCAGATGGCGACGCTGGGCATCAGCACTCTGAGCCAGCAAAAGTTTGTCGCCGAATCTGCCGACGCCCGCCGCCTGGACCGCGTCGACACCAACTCGATGCTGTCGATGGTCTCGATGGACCTACAGCAAACGCTGCAAGGCGCCTTCAACCTGGCCGCCGATTACCTCCAGCTGGAGCCACCTCAGGTCTATGTGAGCCGCGACTTCGACATCGACCGCCTGATCGGCCAAGACATCACAGCACTCACAGCGCTGTTCGCACAGCAGGTTATCGACCGCGAAGAATTCCGCGACATCCTGCGCCAAGGCGAAATCCTGTCTGCTGGCATTTCGATGGACACGGACAGCGAAGCGACCGAACCCGCTGAATCACTGGAAGAGGAAACCACCGAGGAAGAGGTCGACGACACTGAAACCAATTCCTAATCTTCTTTTGTTGTAGACTAGAACTGCACTATTTACAGTCCGCTGGTGAAGAGCCTGGATTACGTGCAGCAACCGGACGGCAGTTTCCGCTGGGAAATGGTCGAGATGGACGAAGCTGCGCGGGCTGCAAAGCCTGAACCCGAAAAACCCGCTCGCCGGGCCCCGAAAAAGGCCATCAGCGAGCCTGTTTTCGTCGAACCCACTACCGAAACCCCCGAGTTCTAACGCATGGAAGAGCAAGTCATCCAGACGCCCGTGGCGCCTGAACCCCAGCCTGTGGCTGGAGCCGACACCGCTCAACCCACTCTTGATGTCTCGGGCATCAAGGCTGAGTACGAGTCCCAGATCAATGCCCTAAAGGTCCAAGCGGCCGAAGCCGACGAACGTTTCCAAGGCATCAAGGCAAAGCTGGACGAGGTCTACAAAAAACAGGACGACCAACGCAAGAAGGTCCTCCAAGACCAAGGCCAGTGGAAAGATCTCTGGGAGGAAGCCAACAAAACCGCCCAAGAAAAAGACACGCAGATCGCCGAACTCCACCGCCAACTGGAGGACCTTCGCACGTCTAACGAAGCCGCAACAATGCGCACAGCGGCGATGTCGGCTATCAGCCAAGCTGGCGCAATTAACGCCGAGCAAATGCTGATGTTGTTACAAAACAACCTCCGCAAAAACGAAGGCGGCAGCGTCGTTGTCCTCAACGGCGGCGTGGAACAAGACCTTCAGGCATATCTAAACAACCTGAAGAACCCAGGCTCCGGCTTCGAGCACCACTTCAAACCTAGCTCTGCCGCTGGAATGGGCGCCAAGCCCAACCCCACCTCTACCGTCGCCCCAGGTATGAACAACCCCTGGAAGGAAGGTAGTATTAACTTAACGCAGCAGATGATGCTGTCCGCCCAAGACCCTGAACTCGCAGCAGTGCTGAAGAGGGAAGCCGGTCTTTAAGCCTCAGTGAGGCACCACCACCCAAGTCTGTGACTGGGACGCAAACCCCCTGACCTTTCGGAGGCCCAATGGCTGCTCCTTTCCAGAACTATTCCGGCGGTGTCCTTCTGGCGGACATCGTCAAGCGCAATAACCTCAGCACCTATGTGTCTGAGGCGATCAAAGAGCGTTCGCTCTTCATCAAGAGCGGCGCCGTTGTGCGCAATGCTCTGCTGGATGCCCGCGAAGGCGGCACCCGCATCCAAGTCCCCGAATTTAACCCGACTGCTCCCACCGAGGAGATCATGAACGGGACGGCCACCTGGGGCACCAGCAACGCCGGCTATCTGACCCCTCAGAAGATCGGTACAGGTACCCAGATCGCCACCATCTGCCATCGCGGCTTTGCGTATGCAGTGGACGACGTCGCAATGCTCGCGGCCGGTGAAGACCCCATGCTTCACATCCGCAACCAGCTTGCCGACGCGATCAACAAACTGAACAGCCAGCGTCTGTTCAGCCACCTGTACGGCCTGTTTGGTGCTTCCGACACCAACAACGGTCCTCTGGGTGCCAACGGTCTGTATAAGGGCAAAGGCACCGCTTCTGGTGCCACCGAAGTCAACTTCCTGACCGCTGCCACCATTGCCGAAGCTCGCGCCCGCCTTGGCGAGCGTGGCGACGAAATGGACATCCTGGTTGTCCACCCCTCCGTCGGCTACTACCTGTATCAGGTGGGTATGCTGACCTTTAGCACCTCGGCCCTTGCGGCTTCCGGCGCTGTTGTTTGGGGCGGTGGCGGCGTGGGCATCGGTGCCCGCAGCATCGGCGAATTTGCCGGCTGCCGCGTGATCATCGACCCCCTGGTCAACACTGTTGCTCCTGGCGACAGCGGCGACCAGCGTGAGTTCAACTGCTACCTGCTGAAGAGCGGCACCATCCTTGAGGGCGTCCAACAGGACCTCCGCATTGAAGCTGACCGCAACATCCTGTCCAAGCAGGACGTCCTCTCGGTCGACTACCACAGCGCCTACCACGTGATGGGCACCAAGTGGATCTCGGCCTCGGACAACCCGACCAACGCCAGCCTGTACGACAAGGACAACTGGCAGGCCACCTACGACATCGACCTTATCCCGCTGTCGCGCATCGTGGTCAACAGCCCCCTAGACACCAGCACCATCTGATCGAAGATCAGATCTTTACTGGCCCCACCTTCGGGTGGGGCTTTTTCATTGCCGCTACACTGAAACAAAGACGGCCGCCGTGCAGTGCCAGCCACAATTAACGCCACTTTGAGTTCTGCATCGGCCAACAGCTATGTAACGCTGGCCGAAGCTGACGCCTACTTCGAGACAATTCCCGACTCGTCCACCTGGACCACAAAAACGACCGACCAGAAAAACCGCGCCCTGATCTCCGCCACCCGCTGGATCGACAGCCTGAACTTTTACGGCGACCGCTGCGATAACGGCCAGGCCTTGAAGTGGCCCCGCAACAACTGGCTGATCGACCGCGTCGAACTGGTCTGCAACGTCATCCCGAAAGAAATCAAGTTCGCCACCTACGAACTGGCGCGTGAACTGGCAAACGACACTGACGCCATCACCAACACTCAAAACGACCCGGACCAGCTGTACAAAGAAGTCGAACTTGGCGAACTGCGCGTCCAGTACAAAGAAGGCCAAGCCAACGGCGTGATCAACAATGTCTTCGACGTCTACCCCTGGCTGCAGGCATACTTAGGCGCTTACACGATCGGTGGCGCCGGCGGCTTCCAACTCCGCGCCTTCCGAGGCTGACATGGGCCTAATCGACACCACCTTCGGTTCTATCCCAGCCTCCATCCTCGGCGACTGGGGCCAGACCATCACGTACATCAAAACCGTCACACCTCGCACCTACAACCCAACCACTGGCGCCATCACCGGCACAGATACTAATGTTTCGGTCAAGGCTGTAATCACGCGCATCAATCCACGCGAATCCGAGGGCCTGTACCAGACCACCGATCTCAAGGTGATCATTGGAGCGGCCGAGCTTGGGTCTTACTACCCCACTGAAGCCGACCGCATCCAGTACACCCAAGACAGCGTTACCCGCGAGGCCAAGATCATCGCCATCACCAGCTACCGAGGCGACAGCCCGGTGATGCACACCCTGATCGCGAGGCCCCAATAATGGCACGTAACGATTTCGGCAAACTCCTAAAAGAGCTGGATCGCGTTGCCGCTACCACGGTTTACAACGGCCCCCGCGCCGCCTCCGAGCGTGTCGTGCGCGAACTTCAAAAAGCAGGCCCCAGCTGGAGCGGCGAGTTCTCCAACTCTTGGCAAATCGCCACCCCATCTACAACTGTTCGCGGCCCCGGCACTCCAGGCGAGCCAAAAAACTTGGTTGCTCCAACACTGACAGGCCGTGAAGTCACCAAGAGCTTCTTGCTTAAGGACAGCGTCGTCTTTCGCATCACAAACTTCGCGCCCCACGCACTCGAAGCAATCGACGCCGTCGAACATGACCGTCAATACTATGCCCGCCGCAAAACCGCCGAACCACAAACTGCACTGGGACGCAGCAAATGGGAAGTAACCACACCCCGTAAAAACGTTAGCGCTCGTGGCGCAACTGGCGGCGGCGCCGAAGGTACAAACTCCAGCCGCACGGCCCCCCTTGACTGGTTCGCAACCTATGCAAGTGCAAATTTAGGACGAGCTGTGCAGTTAGAAATGGATTCTGCCCTTCGCCGGAGGTTTGCATGAACTACCAAGGAATCCGCGCCGCCGTCGAGAACCCGTTACTGACCGCTTTTAGCGCGCTGGTGCCGGCGGTCCCGGTCTACTTTGACAACATTACGGCCGTCCCACCTAACACAACCACTGAATACGTCCGGGTCAATGTTACTTTCGGCATTACCAACGAACCCACGCTTACTACTAGCGTTGATAACGCACGTGGCGCCCTTGTTATCCGCGTATTTACGGAAAAAGGTAGGGGTCCCGCCCGCAACCAAACCCTAATCACCACCGCCGTAAACGTCCTAGAAACACTTAATGCTGCCGCAAAAACATCTAGCGGCGTTTTCTTCCGCCTTGGCGAAATAAACGGACCAACATTTTCTGCAACTGACGACGCCCCACATTTCGTGGGTCGCATCGACACAAGCTGGGTAGCAACAGTCCTGAGCTAAAGACTGTTGCTATTCTTGTAAGAGCCGGGCAGTGTCCCGCCCCACTGCATATCCATCTGGTACGCCCCTATGGCCACCACCGTTCTGTCCGGCACGTCCGGCGCCCTTTACTACAAGCCCGCTGGCACCACCGGTACGTTCGGTGAGACCAACGTCAATGCTTCGACCAACACCATGACGGTTCAGACTTTTCTGAACCTCAAAGCTGGTGATCCCGTCAAATTCAGCGTGATCAACAGCCAAACCGGCGGCACCGGCACCGGTACACTGCCCGACCCTCTGGTCGCTGGCACTACGTATTACGTCAACACCTACACCGCTTCAACCGGTGCGTTGATTGTTTCCGCCACTCTCGGTGGTGTCGCCGTCGACCTGACTGATGACGGTACTGCCGTTGCCCCCAACGAGTTCCAAGTCGCCTACGCCGACTTCGCTGTTGTCGGCCAAGTCCGCGACTGGAGCTTCGAGATCAGCCGCCAAGAAATCGACGTCACCACGATCGGCCAAACCCCTGGCCAATACGTGCCCTTCCGCACCTACATCAGCGGCT